CTAACGTGTGACCGCATTCAAAATGTTGTCTGCGATTGACTCTTCCTTGTGGCATTGCACCACCAGAGCGTCATACAGCGGCTTAACAGTGCGTGACCAGGTTGGTTGGGTAAGGTTGGGTATTAGCATCGTCACAGCGCGATATGCGGCGCTTGCTGGCATTCTTGAATAGCCGACACCTTTGCATCTTCCGCATTCTTTCTCAACAACTCTCCCCCACAGCTCTGTTTTTGATATATCAACCGCACGGCCTGTACCGTGGCAATCTCTGCACCTTGCTCCCGGCGTCGCGGCACTACGGCAATAATCCGCATAAGCGAATGTTGCGAGCACTTGCAGTACCTTTGCCTTAGTATTTCCTTCAAGCTTTGCCACGCCACGGTATTTCCCCGATACCTTGTGTGCAAATTGCATCAGATAGTTGATAGCCTTTTGTTTGTCGTTCTGGCTGAGTTCATGCTTACCGCAGAATGCAGCCATTCCGAATCCGGCTTGCGATTGCGCCATCCCCATAGCAGCCATCACATCAGTACCGGAAAGAGAGTCAGAAGCAGTAGCCCGTGGTGAGTCGCTCATCATCGGGCTTTTTGGCGAATGAAATTTAGCTACGCTTTCGAGTCTCATGCGCCTTCTCCCTGTACCTGAATCAATGTGAGGTTTCCGCAGAACACTGCGCCGGTATCGATATACACCTGGTTGGCAAACTTGAGTGGTTTCACTGCTGGCGTATGACCAAAGATGAACGTGTCCGCGCCTTTGATTTCTTTCACGATCCCGTCTTGTGAGTTGCTGATTCGTTCGCGGTTCCAGATTACCTGCTGATGATCAACTGGCTTTCCAAACTCGTATTTATCACAAGGATAATCGGCGTGGCAGATGACATATTTTTTTCCTTTACTCACCAGTTCGATGATTAACGGAAGTTCATCTGCTTTATGGGCAAGAGCTTTAGCCAGAATTTCTTTGTCGTAATCGAGATTAAAGAACCAGCCACCGCCATTAAGCATCCAGTGATTGACGTTTCCGCGCTCTGATAAGCCATCAATCATCATTTGCTCATGGTTTCCACGTACAGCTCTGAACCAGGGGAATGTGATTAATTCCAGGCATTCGACGTTCTCTGTACCGCGATCGACCAAATCGCCAACCGAGATAAGCAGGTCTTTTTTGGTGTCGAATCCAATTGTCTCCAGTTTTTTCATCAGGTTCGTGTAGCATCCGTGCAGATCGCCAACTACCCAAATATTTCGGTATTTGCTGCCATCAATTCTTTCGTAATAGCGCATCTCTTTCACTCCATCCGCGATGAACCATAAGAACGTCGTTGACGATGGCGTGCATTTTCCCGTCTTTATCATCAACGTATTTTCTGACCGTACCGCGACTACATTTCAGTCTGCGTGCTACTTCTGTCTGGTTTCCGTATGCTTCAACGAGCATGTCTGGAATGGTTTTTACTGAGAACGTCATGCGGCCTCCAGTAGCTCTGTAATCATTGGCAAACTCCCGCATGTTTCAGTCACAACCAACACAAGCATTCCACCTTTAATCGCCTGATAGCGCTTGATGCGCATATCGTCTATCTGACCGTCATCCAGCCAGAAGCCCGCACTGGTGAGTGCGTCAAAAACGGCTTTGGGCAGATTGTCCAAATCTCGTTTGCGGTTATCGGGAGGTGCTGCGTGGATGGTTATTCTGATGCGAGGTGTGATTTTGATGTCTAGCTGTTGTTGCTGGATTATTTCGATTACTTCTTTTCGGTATCTCTTCCCCCAGTCGCTGATGTAGTGGATCCCTCTTGAGTGTCGCCAATATCGGTTGTTTGAAGGAGGCCACGGCAATTTTATTCGGTAGGTTTTCATGACTTAATCTTCCCCTCCTTCAGCAGTATCGCCTGCGTCCTGATCACGCCTTCGAGGTGGTAAAGTCTGGCGTCTTTGTTGTCGAGAATCATTGTGCGTCGGTCGATCTCCGCGTGGCAGTCACTACAAGCCCATGCGCCGATCAGGTCGTCAGGCTTCATTCCAGTTCCGCAAATTACAGCCATCCGGTAATGTGCCAGAACTGTAGTTTCAGGATTACCATTGCATACGCCGTAAATACGTACCTGGCATTCTCTGCCGCGCGCTTCTTTGCGTAGGTTAGCCATTAAGCAGCCTCCCCTGTTACTTTCAGCATTCCGTTATCGAGCAGCTTTCTGGTCAGCCACTGTTGGCCACGCCCGGTGATTTTTGTGGTGAACGATATCTGTATTCCGTGATTTGTATTGACCGCTGTTTCTTTCACTGTGAAATAGCCGCGATCCATATATTCCTGCATTGGCACATTGCGCCGGGAACCTGAAGCAATAAGGATTTTGTGATCGCGCATCCACGCAAACAGTTTGTTTGGACCAATTCCAACAACCTTTGCAAAGTTTCCAATCAAAATTCCGCTGGCCTCGCCAACTCGATCGGCAAACTCAACTTTAGGTGCGGCAATTGCGAGCTGGTTTTCCAGTTGCATTTTCTGCTCAGCAAGGTCAGCAGCAAGGCGCAACGCTTCCGGTAGCGTTTTGGGGATATTAACCGCAGCTTCTTCAAGCTCTCGCCAACGGTCAACAAGGCGAGCGGTGAACTCTGGCGACAACTGGGCAACAACAACAATACTATCTCGCTTACCTTGTTCGCCTTCGAAGACGTAGAAATAACGCTTCCCGGTAATAACACCTAAATCATTGATTATGTTAGTGTGCTGCAATGCAGGAGGCTTGATAACGCCACGTTTCACCAATCTATCTATGGATACTTTTACATTGCTATGGCGGCTTTCTACCAACTCAGCGATTTCAATGCTTGTCATTTTGATGGCATTGCCATTTATTAACTCATTCATCATCTTCTTCCTCGTGCATCGAGCTATTCGAATCGCTCATCAGTTCTGCGCAGCAGTGCTCACACACGTGAACTTCCAGCACATGCAGCTTCTGACCGCAGTTAGCGCACGTTAAAGCTCGCTCGACGCTTTCTTGTTCGTAACTTCGATTTGGGTCAATCACCTTGTTTTCCTCATGCGGTTCCATTTGGCCTGTAACAGCCCGTAGACATAATCGAATGTCTTTACCTGGCTTTCTGTGGGGATTGGTTTCTTGCGGGATCTGGTGCGTTTGGTAGGAGTAAAAATCAGGTTGTCTAACGCTATTTGAGTAATGCTTCGTCGCTGTATCGCCACACGTCCTCCTTTTCCTGCGGTAGTGGTAACACCCCTGTTGGTGTTCTCTCACACCGGAGACACCATCGATTCCAGTAAGGTTGATTTGGTCGGAAGCGGTTATCTTCTTTGCATTCACCGCACCGATAACATCGCATCATGCTGCCCGGTCTCCCCATCTTGCTTTCCACTCCAGAGCCAGTCGCGCTTCGTCTGACCACTTAACGCCACGCTCTGTACCGAATGCCTGTATAAGCTCTAATAACTCCGCAAATTCGCTTACACGCATCCTGCTGGTTGACTGGCCTATTACCACAAAGCCATTCCCGGCAAGGTTAGGAACAACATCCTGCTGCTTTAATGCTGCGGTAAACACACACTTCCAGCTTTCTGCATCCAGCCAGCGACCATGCCATTCAACCTGACGAGAGACGTCACCTAAGCAGGCCCATAGCTTCCTGTTTTGGTCTAAGCTGCGGTTGCGTTCCTGAATGGTTACTACGATTGGTTTGGTTGGGTCTGGAAGGATTTGCTGTACTGCGTGAATAGCGTTTTGCTGATGTGCTGGAGATCGAATTTCAAAGGTTAGTTTTTTCATGACTTCCCTCTCTAACAGATTTCAGGTTATTCCACTCCGTTACCGCACTGCGATAATTCGCGGCCGCCACAGCGGCGTGGTTAGCGCAGTAGATTTGGCACACGTTCTCCATGTTGAATATTGTCGGTGATTTTCCGCATTTACATTTTTTGGCACGCGGTGCGTCTGAACACATTCCGTTAACGGTGTCCATCAGGATCCCCCTCGTTCTTAATCCAATAAAAAAGGGCTACTGTGTAAATAGCCCCTGTTACAAGCTCAGTGATGTAGATGGTCATTTAATACTCCGTCACGTTTTCCTGTCGCCACGCCTCGTCATATTCCGATTTCGGCATATTGGCGATGTAGCTATATGGCGATCCTGATTCAAGTTGCAGGAACTGGTGCGATTGCTCGTCAAGGAACAACGGGACACCACCTTCCCAACCTTCGCCGTTACGTTGCTTTTCAAGCATCAAAACAGATGCCGGAGATGCCAGTAGCTGTTCGTCCTTCTCTGACATCCTTTCACCACTCTGAACTCTCTGTAACGCTCTCTCGCGAGCCTTGTTACGCCAGATGATAAAAAGGTTGTCTGTCAGGTCTGTTATCGCTCCAGAGCCTTTTACGTCCATTTTCCCGGTTGGTTTTTCTTCGCTGTCTCCTTTTCTGGAGTGAGTAACGAGAATGACGTGGGAGTTTGTTTTGTTTTTGAAGTCACAAATCGAGTCAACAAATGCTTTCTGCCCGTTATAGTCATCGTCACCTATGCCGCATTTCATCAGGCTGTCGATGATGAATAACTGGATGCCGTATCGGCGGCGAGCGTAGTCGAATATTTCGATCAGCCTGTCGGCTTTCGCCGTTCCGGTCAGGCCAAACACCCAAAGTCTTTCGTCATAAAATTTAAATGCAGAGTCAATTTCCAGCACTGGCGGAATCTTGCAGCACGTCGCCTGACGGGTAAGGCGCTTAAGGAGAATACCAGGCTTCAGCTCAAGTGACGCGATGCACGTCTTCACACCCTGACGCATTGCCTCAAGTGCCATATGCCCGACAACCTCCGTTTTTCCGTGACCGTTCACACCATTGACCAACGTCAACTCTGCCTCACGGAACTGGAATTTATCTGCCAGAGATTCCCACGGTGGATTAAACAGATACTGCTGCTTGCCGTAGAAAGCGTTGATAGTGTCCTGGTAAAACTCTCGCGCACTGTAGAGTTCTTCAGGATCGAAGTAGGATGCCGTGCCGATGTACTGCCAGATTTCATCCTCGGTAACACCGTTCATCAGGCATTCGTTGATGTCTTTGTACGGCAGAGTAACAAGACGGCAACGATGTTCACCGAGTCGGCTTGCGATTTCCCTTGCGGCTTCACGACCAACATCATCAACGTCCATCGAGATGAATATTTCCTCAAACCTGTCGAGATTGTGATACTCAAACTCAATCCACTGCTGCTTAGCGCCTTTCCCGCCACCAAACGGCACGGATAACGCCGAGATGCCGTATTGCGCATAGCTCATACAATCAATTTCGCCTTCGCAAAGTACAACCGCCCTCACGCCAGCGTCCAGAGCCTGCCATCCGAACAGACAAGGTTCGCAATCACCTTCTGCCATAATGACTTTCTTCCCGTCCGGGCGCTCAGTGCTGATTCGCTTGACCTGCAACAACTCACCATCGCGTTTGTACGGAATCACCAGAGCATCCAGTTCCCGCTCTCCATTCCACACCTTGCCGCTGACAACCTCGTAGCGCTTTACGACTTCTGGCGATATGCCACGCGATTGCAGGTACTCAAGATGGGATTCTGTTCTGGTAACGTAGCGGGCGATTTTCTTGCGATCAGGTCTGGAGAATTTCTTCTCACGTTTGGCATCGAAATGGTGATCGTCATCCTTGATACCGAGAAATGCTTTCGCTTCCTGCATAGCCTGATGCAGGTTAATTCCACGACATGACATCCACAAATCAAGTATGTCACCGCCGTCTCCCTCAGCGAAATCAGCCCATTTTTTATTGCCGCTAAGGTTGACCTTAAGGCTGTTTCCCTTGTCACCGTTGACGTTACCGGCAACCCACTCATGCCCCTCTTTCTTGCCGTTTGGCAACAGGTGCGGAGCCACCCTGTCAACCTGCGCCCAAAGCAGGTCGCTAAGTTCTGATGGACTCAAAGGTGCCTCCATGCGTTTCCTCTGCGGATTGTGGAAATTTGCATTTCACTCACTCCGTATTTAGTGGATAGTTCGCTTAGTTTCATACCAACAGAATTCCTGATATCAATCACATCAGTTTCAGATAGTTTTGCCCTACCATTAAAAACTCCCTTTGCGCTTTTCAGTCCGATGCTAAAAGCATGTTTTAAATTCTCTGAGCAGGTACACCATTCCAAGTTCCAAATGGCGTTATCCGATTTGTCGCCGTTGATATGATTTACTTCTGGCTTGCAATACGGATTTGGGATAAATAATTGAGCTACAAGACGATGAACTTTTAACGTCTTCTGAATCCCATCGGAACACAAAGTGACTCTTAGATAACCATTGTTATCCGGAGATGGATTCAAAAACCTGCCTCTTAAATGTGAATAAACACGACCGTCTTTGGTTACAGAGTATTTACCCTCATAACCAGGTATATATTCTCCAACTTCAAGGCTCATCATGATTCCCTCAGATTGAGATTTTTAAACCAGAAATCGACAAACGAAATACTTAACCAGCCGTGGTTATAACCAGCGACCAGTAGCGATTTGATTTTTGATTTCATGGTTCACCTGTCGAAAAACACGTAGCCAGTTTTCGATACGGTGATTGCGGATGATGGTTTGGATTGTGGTTGAATGGTTTCTGGCTTTTCGTCGTTCCAGCGCTGACCGTTCAGGTAGCTCGATGGTAACAACCTGTCGAATCCGAACTGCTTACCATTCCTGCATGCGATGTCTTCTGCCAGCATCGTGGCAAACTCGCTTGCCGTACCCCTGGTAGTTTTACGCCATTCCCTGAACTGTGTTCTGAATGCCGAAGCTGCGTTTTTCTTCCCGGCTTTCCGCATGCCTGCACACCAGAATATTTCCTCGAATGCCTTGTCGGTTTCTTCGTGACGGTCATGTGATTTTTCACACTCCGTCCGAACACTTTCGGACATAGTGTTTTTATTATTTCTTTTTTCTTTTGTAATAGTTTCTTTTGTGTGTCCCTGTTTTGGTGACAGCGCTGTCACCGTTTTGGTGACACTTTTTGTCACCAATGCAGTGACATTATCACCAGAGTAGTGACACCCTTCTATTTGCCATTCCTCGATGTTCTTGTTAGGCCCGATTTGCTGGCCTTCGCGAAGGATAACCTTCATCGCGATAAGCTCATTCTTGGCCTTGTTTACCTTCTGTCTTGGCAGCCTGGTAATTTGAGCTAACTGACTATCAGAGATGCGATCCATCTTTTTACCGTAGCCGTATGTTTTACGGCATATGGCGTGGGCAACCTTGCTCTGATTTTTCGTTAAATCTGCGCCGATAAGCTCTTCATACAGGGCATTTGCAAGACGGGTATAACCATCTTCAACTTCTGCCACACGACGCTCCACAGGCCGTTGTGAAGGCCTTAAATGTGTTACGGTTGCAAGATTACTCATGACCTTTCTCCTTCTGCATCAGCTTCACTTTTTCCAACTCAGCCCGGAATCGACCAGGCTGCTTGAAGCTGGACAGGAAGCGATCACGTAGTATGTGTTTGTGAATTTTGTCCTGGTAAGGACTGAGTGGTTTTGTCATTAAGCCTCCTCTACTTCGTAATCAGCGAAGTAACCAGTAGACATTTTTAAAAACCTTGATTCGGTGACTGTGTAAGCCTTCCTTCCTTTCCTCTCCTTGCCTTCAGGCTCTATGAGGTGGCACGAATAAATGATTCTGCGCTGCCAGTTGCCTGGCATTTCCACCACTGCCAGAACCTCAAGAATTCTCTTTCCTTCAGCATCAGCGGTGTAAAAACACTGATCACCATAACCACAATCGGCTGGCTCATAATTTTTGTGACAACCGCCAATCCAGCGCTCATCGGTATGCACGTTGCCGTCATAAGACTGATAATCTGTGCATACGAAGATAAATGGATATACGGTTTCGAACTTGTCACCGGCCTTTATGCCGGTGTTTACTTGCTTGGTTTGTCCTGGCATAATTACTCCTGTTACTTGGCGTAACACAGTGTGCTTAAGCGTCCAGACTGCTACCAACAGCTGGGCGTTTTTCTTTTGTGAGAATCGATGCCACCTGCTGAGCAAGTCTCGCCATCTCATCATCAACAACTCCCCATTCAAGAACAGCCAGAAGCATGGCCATCTTTGGGATAAAGCTGTCTTTCCATCGCGAAATTTGCGATTCATTAATCCCTAACGCGTCGGCAACCTTTCGCTGACCACGTACAGCAATTCGATTCAGGATGTTGCTTGTAATTGCATTCGCTTTCTTGCGAGTACTTGTAAGTTGCATATGTAAGTATTTCCTTAGATAACAATTGATTGAATGTATGCAAATAAATGCATACACCATAGGTGTGGTTTAATTTGATGCCCTTTTTCAGGGCTTAGATGTGATAAGAGCGGGTGTTACTTAGGCTGCGCTGGTAGTTGGTGGGAAAACGTCATCAAGGGAGCAATTGCAACCGAGACGGTTCAGGCCCTCGACAATAAGGCGACTTTCCGGCAGACCAGGGGTGCGGATATCAAGCTCATAATTGGCAATTCGCGACTGCCCCCAGCCTATGGCAGAAGCCAGAGCGGCTTGCGAAATCCCAATTTTTTTTCGCTGCTCTGCAATGTTGTTCATATCAACCTCCAGTGGTTAGATGAATTAATTATTCACGATATGTGATTAACTGTCAACACCATATTGTGTAGATACCACAATCACATGGCGTGATATTATTGAGGCATGAAAACTATGCATGAAATTATCGGCGAGAGGATAAAGTCCCTTCGCGAAGCTAAAGGACTCAGCCAAGCAAAGTTAGCCAACCTTTGCGGCTGGGCTGCGCCTTCACGACTGGGGAATTATGAGCTTGGCACGCGAAAAGTTAGCGCTGATGATGCGTTAACGCTTGCTGAGGTTCTTAAGGTGTCTCCTTCGCTTATTCTTTTTGGCGAAGACAATGGGCCAGTATTCCAGAAATTTGAGTACCCGGTTTTCTCGCATGTACAAGCTGGTATGTTCTCACCTGAATTTCGCACATTCACCGAACGTGATGCAGAGAGATGGGTAAGCACGACAAAGAAAGCCAGCGACAATGCATTCTGGCTTGAGGTTGAAGGCCATTCCATGACGGCTCCTGCTGGTTCAAAGCCTAGCTTCCCTGAAGGAATGCTAATTCTTGTAGATCCAGATGAACCGGTTGACCCTGGTGATTTCTGTATCGCCAGATTAGGTGGCGATGAATTCACGTTTAAGAAACTGATCAAGGACAGCGGGCAGATATTTCTCCAGCCATTGAATCCTCAATTCCCCATGATGCCGTGTAATGAGCACTGTCGGGTTGTTGGTAAGGTTGTTGCGTCACAGTGGCCTGAAGAGACGTTTGGGTGATAAGAGAATATCTGATAGTAGGCGTGGTTACTTTGCTCTCGGTTGTTGCGATCGTGCTTATGGTGGCCTGATGAGACGTTTGGGTGATGAGAGGTCAAGCTCTAATGGCTTGCGATAATCAACGGACAATTTTTCTAATTTATATTAAAATAAGGGATGTTCAATGAGTAAGTTTGGGTGTGATATGAGTAGGCAAATTACCGTTTTCGATGACGCATCACAGTTAACATTTGATGATTTCGCCAGGGAGAATGGTGTTACCTATTGGTTCGCATCTGATCTGGCGATGATGCTTGGGTATAATGGTATGGACCAGATACTAAAAGCCATCAACAAGGCAACGTCTGTATGCGTTAACCTTGATATCCCCGTCTACGACAACTTCATTCAGATGCCTTCTGAGAATGCGCAAAATGACTTTAAATTAACTCGATTTGCTTGCTATTTAACTGTAATGAATGGCGATATTAGCAATCAGAAAGTTGCAAATGCTCAGGCATACTTTGCTGGTCTGGCAGCAGAAATTCAAGCGGCGTATCATAACCATGATGCAGTTAACCGAGTTTATTTGCGTGGTGAAATCACTTCAAGAGAAAAGACTCTTAGCCACGTGGCACATAAGCATGGCGTAGTAGACTATGGTCTTTTTCAAAATGCAGGATATCGCGGGATGTACAACATGAATCTCACGCAATTGAAAGCCCGCAAAGGACTAACTAAAAAAGATGGAACAATGCTTGATTTTATGGGCAGCGAAGAACTTGCTGCTAACATTTTCCGAATAACACAAACAGAAGCAAGAATAAGAAACCAGAATCTTAAGGGGCAGGTGCAACTTGAAAATGCCGCTGAAACAGTTGGAAGATCTGTTAGAAATGTAATGATTGCCAACACAGGAACGGCACCTGAGAGTATTAAGTTGTCTCAAGATAAAATTCAAAAAGTTAGAAGCAGTATCAAGAAAACACACAAAGCACTAGTAAAGCACGATAAGAAGAAGCCTTAATAGTGACCCGGCCATCGCGCCGGGTTTTTACTGTCCTTTCCTCACGAACTCCGCAGCATCCCTCAGCAATCCCTTGTGAATAACATTACCCACCGCCCTCCTCTTGGTCTCCAAGCTATCCACAATCGCATCCCTATTAATCACCACCCCTCCGATAATCAACTCAACAACCGCGCCGCCAATCTCGCCAGCGATGAAAGCTGCGCGGTCTTCCAGCAGTTCATCCCTACCCATATCCATTCCCAGCCCCATAACAATGCCCTCTTTGATGTTTTTCTGAGCATATCACGTTTTTTTGAAATTATTTACCCCACTAAAAACATACACATATCGTGTGATAAATAAATTATACACATATCGTGATTGACATTTAAATCACAATACGTGAATATTGCTCCATCAGCAGGACGCACTACTCACCAGGACGGTGAAGCTCTTAAAAATCTGGCGCTGAAAAAGCGCAGCATTCAAAGCAGAAGGCTTTGGGGTGTGGTGAAGGGTTCATGGATGGGAATATGTCGCACGTAAAGCGGCGAGGCCTGCGGAACTATTGCCGAATTGAAGTCGGCCGAAGCAGGTCGAAATGGGTCTCCCACCTACCACACCACCAAAGCTAACTGACAGGAGAATCAAGATGGATGCACAAGCACGCCGCCGCGAACGTCGCGCAGAGAAACAGGCTCAATGGAAAGCAGCAAATCCCCTGTTGGTTGGGGTAAGCGCAAAACCAGTTAACCGCCCTATTCTCTCGCTGAATCGCAAACCGAAATCACGAGTAGAAAGCGCACTGAATCAGATAGACCTTACGGTGCTGGCTGAATACCACGAACAGATTGAAAGCAACCTGCAACGTATTGAGCGCAAGAATCAGCGCACATGGTACAGCAAGCCACGCAGTGAAATGGGGGTGACTTGTGTTGGTCGCCAGAAAATGAAATTAGGCAGCAAACCACTTATTTGAGAGGAATTAATATGTCATCAATCCGCTTAACTACGAGAATGAAAGAGATAATCGCTCGTAACGCTTTAATTAAGTCTGGGGTTTTCACTGAACTTGAAGAAGTAACAAAGTTAAAGAACCAGCTTGCACTTGACGCCAGAGTTATTGCGTTTGGCGGTAAAAAGAAAACTGAGGAAGTGGATCAGTTATCATCCAAGTTGGTAGCTATAAGTGAAGAACTTGGAAAGATGGGATGTTCATTTTACTCATACGATGTTCGTTCTACTTCAATTTATCTGACTGTATCTGGCAGAAGGGTTGGATGGCTTTCATATGGGAAAGACGGCAACGGCGAAGATATATTGCTCCCTGCTCCGAACGAAGATAAATGCATGTTTAGCGCAGAACACGAAATAACAAAAAGGTTTGATGAAATCTGCGCATTGCAACAAAAACTTGAAGCCAAGAAAAAGGATATCGAATCAAATGTATGGGCTGCTTTGAACTCAGTCACAACAGTTAAGCGACTTATTGAAGTTTGGCCTGAAAGCAAAGAGTTGCTACCAAAAGAAGCAGATAAAGCAAGTACAGCACTTCCTGCTTTACGGGTAGAAGATTTGAATAAGATGATTGGACTTCCTTCCGAGGCCGCATAGTCGGCCTTTATTTTTGGCATAAACAAGAGAATAAACACTGTACTGAATTATTTGAGGTGAGATATGACAAAATCATGGAGCGTACCTTTTCCTGAATCAGAAACTGAACATGATGGAATGCCTGTTTTCTGGAGATTCCAGTCGACAGTTGAAGAAGATGGAATCAAAATATTCGCACTTCAATATATAGCTTTTCATCAAACAGAGCATTATGCATGGTTGGTTCCTGCGCATTGGATTGTTAATTTTAAACCAGCACCAAATCAGTGGTTACAGGAATGGAAACAAAAGAGAAATAGATATGCAATTAAGAAAGTAGCAAAAAATGCAGAAAGATCTTTTGCATTCCCAACGAAGAAACTTGCTATTGAAAGTTTATTGCGCCGGAAGAAATACCATTTAATGAGAATAAAACAAGATTTGGCTGTTGTATCAACTCTTGTTGATGGGATGAAAAATATTGATACATCAACACCAGATATTGAATATAACTTTGGACACAACCAAGAAACAGAAAATTGGGTATTTTATTAGTACGAATAAGCACTGTGTATTCATTCCAACGAGTGAATACACGGAGCAATGTCGCTCGTAACTAAACAGGAGCCGACTTGTTCTGATTATTGGAAATCTTCTTTGCCCTCCAGTGTGAGGGCAATTTTTTGACGGAGGATATATGAGTGAAGTAACAGATTTAGTTGTTATTGAAAAAGCAAATGCAATGACTGTATTTCAGTCTGCCGACCAGATTGAAGAAATCCTTCAAAGGGTTGAACGTGAAGTTATGTCCTTTGTGCCTGATATCACAACGGCAAAGGGCAGAAAGGAGATCGCTTCTCTGGCGTATAAAGTTGCGCAGACGAAAACATATCTCGATGGTCTTGGAAAAGACCTTGTTGCTGAACTGAAGGAAATTCCAAAGCTAATTGATGCCAACCGCAAGACAGTGCGTGATCGCCTTGATGAGCTGAAATCCAAGGCACGCCAGCCTCTTACTGATTATGAGGAGGAACAGGCACGGATTAAAGCCGAAGAAGAAGCTAAGGCAGCAGCTGAAGCTCTCGCAAAGCAAATTGAGTCTGACCATGAAATAGCTATTTTGATGGATCGCGAATTTGACCGCCAAAGAGAAGAGGCAAGACTCAAAGCGGAGCAGGAAAAGCGAGAGCATGAAGAACGCTTAAAAAGAGAAGCTGAAGAGAAAGCCAGAGCAGAAGCCGAAGCAAAGGCAAAAGCCGAAATTGAAGCAGCAGCAAGGCGAGAAGCAGAAGCTAAGGCCGCAGCGGAACGTGCAGAGCGTGAACGCATTGAAGCCGAGCAACGAGCACAGCGCGAAGCAAAAGAGGCAGCAGAACGAGCTGAAAGAGAAAAGCAGGCGGCAATTGAAGCAGAACGCCGAAAAGCACAGGAGGAGGCTGAACGAATCCGGCGCGAGGCTGAAGCAAAAGAGCAAGCCAGAATAGCAGAAGAAAAAAGAATCAAGGAAGAGGAAGAGTGTAGAGCAAAGGATAAAGCTCACCGGAAAGAAGTAAATAACAAAATACTTGCTGACCTTATCAAGGTTGGCGCATCAGAAGATGTTGCTAAAAATATCATAACAGCCATCGTAAAAGGCGAAGTATTCGCAACAAAAATAACCTACTAATAAAACCAACATAAGGAACCACCCATGATTTACGCAATCGCGGGAGGCGCTCGCATGGGTGCCTTCCAATTAAATGAATCTTTACTTGAACGAATCACCCGTAAATTACGTGACGGATGGAAAAGAGTTGAGGTCTTATTATGCGCAATGAAATAGCCATCAATCACCAGATGCTTCGTGCTGCACAGAACAAAGCAGTAATAGCCAGATTTATTGGTGATTCAAAAATGTGGCTTGAAGCAAATAAAGCGATGAAATCAGCTATCAACCTTCCGTGGTATCGCAGGAAATGAGTTTTACAGATAACTGGTCAGACGAAGAATTCATTCGTCAGATGAAAGAATTAATCGGTAACGAAGGAGATATTCATGTCACTTGCAACCACAGTGAAGGAGAGCAAGTTACAGAGACGCATGTACACGCAGAAAGCTCTCTGGTATCGCCATAATGGCGACCGCGAAGGAATGCGGGTATGCCTTAATTTGTCCCGAGTCGAAGTATTAAATCAGCGTTATTTCCTTGGGCCGTGTCCATTCTGAGAACAATCATATGAGCAAAGAATTTTACGCAAGACTGGCAGCTATTCAGGAGAATCTGAACGCGCCAAAGAATCAGTACAACTCATTCGGCAAATATAAATACAGAAGCTGCGAAGACATTCTTGAAGGCGTTAAGCCGTTACTGAATGGCCTGTTTTTATCAATCAGCGATGAAGTTGTGTTGATTGGTGATCGGTATTACGTGAAAGCTACGGCAACTATTACCGATGGCGAAAACAGTCATACGGCAACCGCTCTTGCACGAGAGGAAGAAAGCAAGAAAGGAATGGATTCTGCACAAGTTACTGGAGCTACAAGTTCTTATGCGCGCAAGTATTGCCTCAATGGTTTGTTCGGCATTGATGATGCGAAAGATGCAGATACAGACGAGCATAAACATCAGCAGAACGCAGCAGCAAAGCAATCAAAACCATCACCTACACCTGAACAGGTTCTAAAAGCATTCACTGACGCAGCAATGCAGAAAAACACCGTAGAAGAGCTTAAACAGGCGTTCGCCAAAGCGTGGAAGATGCTCGAAGGCACACCGGAGCAGCACAAAGCGCAGGACGTTTACAACATCAGACGAGATGAATTAGAAGGAGCGGCTGCTTAATGGCACATTCGATTACTGTAAGACTAAACAAGCCCGCAAGAGAGTTTCAGGCCGGGGAAAATATCGGATTCAACATCCGTGCTGGCGTTCAGTATTACGATCGCCAGACAAAAAAGAAAGAATGGACAAACTACAGCGCCGTTGTATTTGCCAAGCCGGGAGCGCAAGCGGATTACTACCGTAGCGTTCTTGTTGAAGGTGGCATTGTGGAAATTACCGGAGAAAACATCAGGGTTGATGTTTATCAGGGGCAAAATGGTCAATCAATCACTCTTGAATTACTGAATGCAAAGATTGGATTTGCAACCTCAGGAAACAGCCAACAGCAGCAAAGTAGCAATCATCAAAATCATCCTGAATACGACGATTCAATTCCCTTCTAAAGTAGCAACATAAGGATTCCATTATGCCAGCGCCTCTGTATGGTGCGGACGACGCGCGCCGCTGTTCCGGCAATTCCGTATCGGAGGTGCTGGATAAATTCAGGAAAAACTACGACCGGATAATGTCTCTACCGCAGGAAACGAAAGAGGAAAAGGAATTTCGCCACTGTATATGGCTTGCAGAGAAAGAAGAACGAGAGCGAATTTACCAGACATCAATCCGACCATTCCGCAAAGCCACATATACCCACTTCCCTGAATATATCGACCCGCGCCTGCGTAATTACCGCTCACGCTATGGCGCTATCAGTAATGACTGAGGAATTTACCATGAGAGGACTTGCATACAATCCCGGCATTCTTCCGGCAGAAATGATTATTCGCCAACGCGTAAAGCCAATGCCATCGAGAGAGGAATTGCTTAAGAGAAATTCTTTTCCATCAGTAAATCAAAACAAATATCTGAATGCGATATGGCGGAGTGGGAAGAAATGAAACAAATGTCACTAATTGAGATGGATGGATTTCTGAAAGGTAAATGCATCCCACGAGATTTAAAGGTTAACGAAACAAACGCTGAATATCTGGTGCGTAAATTTGCTGAAGCGGAGGCTAAGATTTCGGCTCTGTCCGAAGACCACCAGAAAGCGATTGAGTCAATTAAGCAGGCTGATTCGGCTGTTAAGTTGGCACACGAGAAGTTTTCAGTGCTGGCGGCGGAGAATGCTGGGCTGAAGGCTGCGTTTGACAAGCCTCAAGCCTATCTATCCTGGCACACTATCCCGCCAACATGGGAAGACCCTCTCCCGTGCGGTGAGTATCTTGATGTTCACGATGATGCTGGCCACAAGAATTCCGACGGTACTGATTGCTGGCCGGTATATGCCAAGCCAGAAATCAACACCCCGGCCACCGACGCTTTCCTGGCTGAAGTACGGGCAAGTGCTATTCCAGATGAAGCGACGGAGCGTGATTTATTCGAAGAATGGGTAATGGAGAAGATATTCATCTCTAAGACCACGCTAGAAGGTTTGCGCACTGATGACGGCTACCGCAACTCAACTCTTTCCGGTACTGATTACAACGGAATGTGGTCGCAGTGGAAAGCAATTCGCGCCGCCCAACTTCGCCAGGAGGCAGCCCAATGAGCAACATCGACAAACAGGCGCTGCGTGAAATCGCAGCGGCAGCAGTTGGCGCACATGAGCGCCTTAGTGTTATGCCGCCTGATGACATTTTCGATATCTCACTGGCAGAAGGAACTCAGCTTGATGCAGATATCACTGCCTTGAACGCGCTGAACTCCGCAGCAAACCCCACTACCGTGCTGGCGCTGCTGGATGAGCTGGAATCCAAAGACAGGCGCAACGCTGAGCTGGAGGCGAAACTCCAAGCCACTGACAAATTGCAGGATAGCGCGTTTCGCCATGGCCTTCAGCATGGTTTTAGCTACGGACAGACAAACGACCAGGCTAGATATGAGCAATGCATAGCAGCATATAGCCCGAAAAAAATCGCCGATGGTATCATCACTAAGGTGGGGGGGTAGGGTATGGCTGAATTTACGAAACAGAGCATTATCGAAGACCTGAAAGCCTCGACGCAGAACGCCAGTGGTATGTTTGAAATCAGCGAGGACACCATCTGCGCGTTGATGTCCATGCTCACTAGCACAGCACCACAGTTACCGCAGCCAGCGGTGTTATCAGTGTCTGAGGGCGTGCTTAAAAGCCTCTTACCCGATGTTGAGAAGTCCGAGTTCTGGTTTGAGCATAATGGGAAAATCTTTTTTGAAGGTGTGAGGTTTAACAATGCGGTATTTGAAGCCTGCCGCGCCGCCATGCTTCAGGGTGCCGATGGCAAGCCAGAACTAACAGTCTGGTACGGATCAATGCCTGAAACGAACGGCAAAACAAACTGGACCGCAATGCTGCATCGAAAAGGCCAGCACCCATGGGAAGGCATCACAATCGAGCGTTCCGAGCATCCTGACCGCGTTCGCTACAAATCTGACCGCATGCGCCATTTGATTGGTGAATTGTCAGAGGAGCCGGACATTCTTGAATACGATGCCGACGCACACAGTGGATATGTGAAGCCTGGCAACTCTCCGGTAATTTCGGATAGTTGGATAAGCTGTAGTGAGCGAATGCCTGAAAAGGGCCAGAACGTGCTTATTTCGGTGAATTTCGATAGCTCTCTGGTTGAACCGCTAATATGCTCCGCACGCTATACCGGAAGCACCTTTCGGCGCGGAGATGCAACGATTAAGCCGGGTAATGGTATTGAGCAAGCAACTCACTGGATGCCGCTACCAGAACCTCCGCTGGAGGCGAAGTAATGGAAAATGAAAGCGACAACGTCATCTCTCTGGTGCAGCCAAAGCGCAATGAAGAGAAACTGCTGAACATCACTGTAACTGACAGAAAAAACTACATACAACATAGCTGTAAGCATCGGGCTATCGAGGTTTGTGAAACTGATCGCGTTGTTCGTTGCACAAAGTGCGGCTGCGTTATTGACCCCTTCGAGCACATCCTGCAGGTAGCTACTGATGGTGAGCATATCGTCACTGAGATTGAGCAACTCCATCGTCGCCGTGATGAGTTGCGCGAGTCTGTAGCCAACCTTGAGCGCGAAGAAAAGAACACCAAAGCACGGTTGCGAGCAGCAAGGACTGCAATACTGTATGCGGAAAATGACCTTAAAAATATTGAGCAGGAGGTTAACCATGGCTAACCTGCAACTTGCCGTCAAAGGTGAATAACAATCCTCGCACTCGCGGGGATTTCTTTTATCTGAACTCGCTACGGCGAGTTTTGCTTTATGGAGATGATAAATGCACTTTCGAGTCACAGGTGAATGGAATGGAGAACCATTCAACAGGGTTATCGAAGCAGAGGACTTCAACGACTGCTATGACCACTTGATGATATGGGCGCAGATAGCACATGCAGACGTAACCAATATTCGAATTGAAGAACTGAAAGAACACAAAACCGCCTGATGGCGGTTTTTTCTTGCGTGTAATTGCGGAGACTTTGCGATGTACTTGACACTTCAGGAGTGGAACGCACGCCAGCGACGCCCAAGAAGCCTTGAAACAGTTCGTCGATGGGTACGCGAGTGCAGGATATTCCCTCCTCCGGTTAAGGATGGAAGAGAGTATCTGTTCCACGAATCAGCGGTAAAGGTTGACTTAAATCGACCAATAACAGGTAGCCTTTTGAAGAGGATCAGAAATGGGAAGAAGGCGAAGTCATGAGCGCCGGGATTTACCCCCTAACCTTTATATAAGAAACAATGGATATTACTGCTACAGGGACCCAAGGACGGGTAAAGAGTTCGGATTAGGCAGAGACAGAAGGATAGCAATCACTGAAGCTATACAGGCCAACATTGAGTTATTCTCAGGACCCAAACACAAGCCTCTGACAGCAAGAATCAACAGTGATAATTCTGTTACGTTACATTCATGGCTTGATCGCTACGAAAAAATCCTCGCCAGCAGAGGAATCAAGCAGAAGACACTCATAAATTACATGAGCAAAATTAAAGCAATAAGGAGGGGTCTGCCTGATGCTCCACTTGAAAACATCACCACAAAAGAAATTGCGGCAATGCTCAATGGATACATAGACGATGGCAAGGCGGCGTCAGCCAAGTTAATCAGATCAACACTGAGCGATGCATTCCGAGAGGCAATAGCTGAAGGCCATATAACAACAAACCCGGTCGCTGCCACTCGCGCAGCAAAATCAGAGGTAAGGAGATCAAGACTTACAGCTGACGAATACCTGAAAATTTATCAAGCAGCAGAATCATCACCATGTTGGCTCAGACTTGCAATGGAACTGGCTGTTGTTACCGGGCAACGAGTTGGTGATTTATGCGAAATGAAGTGGTCTGATATCGTAGATGGATATCTTTATGTCGAGCAAAGCAAAACAGGCGTAAAAATTGCCATCCCAACAGCATTGCATGTTGATGCTCTCGGGATATCAATGAAGGAAACACTTGATAAATGCAAAGAGATTCTTGGCGGAGAAACCATAATTGCATCTACTCGTCGTGAACCGCTTTCATCCGGCACAGTATCAAGGTATTTTATGCGCGCACGAAAAGCATCAGGTCTTTCCTTCGAAGGGGATCCGCCTACCTTTCACGAGTTGCGCAGTTTGTCTGCAAGACTCTATGAGAAGCAGATAAGCGATAAGTTTGCTCAACATCTTCTCGGGCATAAGTCGGACACCATGGCATCACAGTATCGTGATGACAGAGGCAGGGAGTGGGACAAAATTGAAATCAAATAATGATTTTATTTTGACTGATAGTGACCTGTTCGTTGCAACAAATTGATAAGCAATGCTTTTTTATAAGGCCAACTTAGTATAAAAAAGCAGGCTTCAACGGATTCATTTTTCTATTTCATAGCCCGGAGCAACCTGTGAACACATTTTCAGTTTCCCGTCTGGCGCTGGCATTGGCTTTTGGCGTGACGCTGACCGCCTGTAGCTCAACCCCGCCCGATCAACGTCCTTCTGATCAAACCGCGCCTGGTACCTCTTCTCGCCCGATTCTGTCGGCAAAAGAAGCGCAGAATTTCGATGCTCAACACTATTTTGCATCCCTGACACCAGGTGCTGCAGCGTGGAATCCTTCCCCGATTACCCTGCCTGCGCAACCTGACTTTGTTGTCGGCCCGGCGGGCACTCAAGGTGTAACGCATACCACGATTCAGGCGGCGGTAGATGCGGCAATTATCAAGCGTACCAACAAGCGCCAGTATATTGCCGTGATGCCTGGTGAGTATCAGGGAACGGTATATGTCCCTGCCGCTCCGGGTGGAATTACTCTGTACGGTACAGGTGAAAAACCGATTGATGTGAAGATTGGGCTTTCCCTTGATGGTGGCATGAGCCCTGCCGACTGGCGTCACGACGTCAACCCGCGCGGCAAATATATGCCAGGTAAACCAGCGTGGTATATGTACGATAGCTGCCAGAGCAAACGCAGCGACAGTATCGGTGTTCTCTGCTCTGCGGTCTTCTGGTCACAAAACAATGGCCTGCAACTGCAAAATCTGACCATCGAAAACACGCTGGGCGATAGCGTAGATGCAGGTAACCATCCGGCGGTGGCACTGCGTACTGATGGTGACCAGGTACAGATTAACAACGTTAACATTCTCGGTCGTCAGAACACCTTCTTTGTCACCAACAGCGGTGTGCAGAACCGTCTGGAAACGAATCGTCAGCCGCGTACGCTGGTGACCAACAGCTACATTGAAGGGGATGTGGATATCGTTTCTGGTCGCGGCGCAGTGGTGTTCGATAACACCGAATTCCGCGTGGTGAACTCACGTACTCAGCAAGAAGCGTATGTGTTTGCACCGGCTACGCTGTCCAACATTTACTACGGTTTCCTCGCCGTAAACAGCCGTTTCAATGCTTTCGGTGATGGTGTGGCGCAACTGGGCCGCTCGCTGGATGTTGATGCCAATACCAACGGTCAGGTGGTGATCCGTGATAGCGCCATCAACGAAGGTTTTAACACGGCTAAACCGTGGGCCGATGCGGTGATCTCTAATCGTCCGTTTGCGGGTAATACCGGCAGCGTAGATGATAACGACGAAATACAGCGCAATCTGAATGACACTAACTACAACCGCATGTGGGAATACAATAACCGCGGCGTGGGTAGTAAAGTGGTTGCAGAGGCGAAGAAGTAA